TACCAAAACATTTAATCGTTTCATAAATGCTCTATCAAGTAAGATAGGTGTTCTATCTTCTCTATCATCAATAGTAAATTCTACATCTTTATAATATCCACCAGCAAACTCTACATCAAGTTTAACCACATATCTGGTCTCATCATAATCTCTTAATCCACCTACTTTGATTTCTTCTTTACGGACAATATCACTTGTAATTGTTTTACCTAATAATGTCCATGTAATTTTATTACCATTTATTTTATACTTGTCGCTGTGTATAACTGGCATGCCGGAATTACCCGTATCAAATTTTGAAACTAATTCGCCAAATGGTTTTATGGTTAAAATTTCTTTAAAACCACATTCTGTTGGCACCGTATATCTGTTTTCTCCATTAGCGAAGTGTGTAATTACTTCTTTTGCAATGTTCATTCCTGTAGCGTCTTCTATACCCTCTGTACCAGGTGAAGAGTTTACTTCAAGAAAATAAGGTGGTTGTTCATCTCTATTTTTACTAGGTATAAAATCAACTGCCGTCCAGTAACCACCAACTGCCTTAGCAGCCTTTAAACATTCTTCTATTTCTAGTTCAGTTAATTTAATCTTTTTAGGTACTGAACCTTGCGATACATTTGACCTAAAATCTCCTTCAATAACTGGTCTCGCCATAGCGGCCAATACTTTACCACCTAATACATGTACTCTAACATCATATTCTGTTTTAATATATTCTTGTATTAGTAGGTCAGCGTCTTCATCTTGTTTGTGTATAAGTTGTACAATAGAATCTAAACCTTTTTCACTATCTATAAATAAGACACCAACACCTTTACTACCTCTAAGTGTTTTCATAATTAGAGGAAACTTAATACCTGATTCTTCTACTTGTTCATTAGATTTTTCGGGGTCACTAATTAACTTAGTCAGAGGTTGTGTTAAACCATAATCTGCAAGTCTTAATGAGGTTCTATACTTGTCAGCACACATGTTAATTGTGGTTCTAGGATTTACTAGAGTTGCATTTGCTCTTTCAAGAATAGAAACCATATCTAACCAACTATCTTTCCTAACAACACTACCACGAATAATAGCAACTGTCATGGCACCAACTTCAAAACCTTTTTTATCATCTTTGTTATGAAATTTACGGATACCATCTTCTAGTGTTGTGTAACCACCAGTTAACTTGAAAAGATAGAATGGATAATTTAACTTATCACATTCTTCTTTTAATCTATCGGCAGTATGAAATTCTTTTGCTCCTTCTGGCTCATCTGTAATGATAAGCAAACGCAAAAACTTTTTATCGCCTTTAGCTTCTTCTAAGTAATTTTTAAACGGTTGTACCTGCATTTTTACTATCTTCTGGTTTCTTTCCTATATTATATTTAGCGACCATATTCCATTCACTCTTCTCTTTAAATGGTAATACTTTGATTTGACTTAATGGTGCCTTGTTTTCCACTAGAGAAGGATTAACTACCTCTATTAAACTCCAGTCTTGTAGTAATAATGTTATTGTGTTTCGTCTTTGAATATCATTCTCTGTTAAGGTAGAGTTCTTACCATCTAAGGCAAACAACTCTTTGAAGTGTGTAATGTAATATTTACCTTGTTTGTGTAAGATATGACAACTTTGAAATAGTGTTTTGTCTTTACGACTTGCAACACCTATTCTAGTTAAGGTCTCTCTGACTTTTAGAAAATCGTCCGGTTGCTTGATAGTGACCTCTAACATATCACTAGGCGACCAATTTATAGTAGCTTCACTCATTTTTTTCTCCCACCTTTTTTCAGGCCAATTTTTATAATTTCAATTTGGCCGTCTGAAAGTAGGTTAAGAGCTTCTTTTGCCTTTTGATTACTATAACCATAATACTCTTTAATTACTTCTAGGTCTTTGACTTTCTTTTGTGATAGCCACTTCCCACCAAATCGCTTCTTTTTTCTAATACTATTTATAAAATAGTGAAACTGCATCCGTTTTGGTAGAAAATGTAATCCGTTCATCTCGTTACTATGCATAATAGTATCATAGAACATAGACAAACACCTGTTAATAATAAATGTAGGATACTTTTTCTCCCACACCGTGTCCTCTGTATCTAACAATGGTTCTTTGGTCTCATTGATAGCTTTTAAATAATCTTTCAATTCATACATGATATATTAATCCTCATAACCAGGCAATACTGCCATAGGTTCTTTATTTCTCCAATCTTTACATATACTTGTCTTATCTTTATGACATGTGTAACATAAAGTTTGTAAGTTTGCTGGACTGTTATTGTTTTTATTACCGTCTTTATGGTCAACTTGTAGAATTGATGAGCTCATCTTATTATCTGATATAAAACAACGCTCACAATATGTTTTTTTGTATCTAGTATATTTACCAGACTTCATACCATACTTTTCATTATGGTGTGATTCACATATTTGTCTGTAATAATAATGGCCGTTACTGTCTTTAGTACCTGTATTATGGCCTAATTTACCACAACCAATAACTCTACATACTGGCCTTATAATACTTCGTGCCAACATAACTCTCCGTTATTTAAACTTACAGTTAGCCATAATCTCCGTCAAACATGCAACCATATTAATCTCTTGGTCTGCCACAAAAGCAGACTTGTACTGGTAACCAGCAATGATTAATATTGATTGAGGTATAGAAGATGATTCTAAAGCAACATACATTAGTTCATAAATTGTGGTAAACAATGATGATGGTTCTTTATCAAGATTGTTAATAACCCATTTACGCATGTCATTAAATCTTTTATCTTTTAAGACTTTAACAAGTTCTTTTGTATTTGCCTCAGATAAACTAAACAAAATGCCACTATCAATCTTACCTCTAACAGAATATCTTTGAAGTTCATTAATAGTCCGTCTGAAATCAGGATAGTATTTTTGTATTAGTTCAGCCAATACTTTATTATCATATTCAACTTGCTCACCATCAAGGACTTTACCAAGTCTTTTTAATAATGCCTGTGCTGTCTTGACTTTTTGTCCGTTCTTGATAGCAAAGTCGATTACGGTACATCTACTATGTAAAGCAGGTAAAATCTTGTTCTTGTAATTACAAGTAAAGATAAATCTACAGTTTTTGTAAAATGTTTCAATAAAGTTACGCAAAGCAGGTTGTACTGATTCGGCATTCATATAATCTGCCTCGTCAACAATCACCACTTTATGATTAGATTGTTCAGTTAATGATACAGTAGAAGCAAAGTTCTTAATCTTGTTTCTTAGTGTATCAATCTGACGGCCTTCATCTGAACCGTTTATGATAATATAATCTGCACCAAGTTCCTCACATAAGGCACGAGCAACTGTAGTCTTACCGGTACCTTGCGTACCAGATAATAACAGATTAGGTATTTCTTTTTGTTTTAGGAATTCAGCAAATGTATTCTTAATGTCTTCACTTAATATACACTCACTAATTTTCTTTGGCCGATATTTCTCGACCCATAGGTATTCTGACATGATATAATCCTCACTTGTTTCATAATTTAAAATTCACTATCTGGCTCAATAGCAATCCAATATTGAATTGGTTTATTTCTATTGATAAAGTGAGATATCTTTTGTGAAGATATGGCAACATCATAATCATCTCTAATCATTTTAAAGTTCTCAGTTTTAAAATAAGCCTTAAAGGTCTTATCTGTTTCGCCGATAACAAATGAATAGTCATTTGATGATGGTGTTTTCTTATCAGTTGCAACAAGTTTAATTTCTTTACCATCACCTGTTACAGCAATGTCTGGTAAATTAAGTGTTGTTACACCTTTCATTAACTTTTCAAAGACATCTTTTTTCAAAGAAAATGTTACATACTTATCAGGCATGGTAATCATTTTAGTCGGTGCAACTACAACCGATTTGTCTGCAAAAAAATATTTAATTGCTTGTTTACTATTACTATCTTTAATGGTAAGGTTTTGACCACCATTAAATGCAAGGTCTGACTTATCAAACAAGTCAACAGCCCTCAAAAATTCTGGTAAATCGTAGATAGCAAACTCTTGTTCAAACTTTTCTGATACATCAGCCTGAGCCAATATATTTTTTAGTGTTGAAATAGTTTGAAGTTGGTTGCCTGGCTTAACCAAGATGTTCTGGTTAATATCTGAAAAGTTTTTCAGAATAGCAACTGTATCACTACTTATGTTCATTATATAATCTCCGTTTCATAATTAATTGGAGCGGAAGGATTGTACTGCCCAATCTTCTCTTGGTTGGAAACCAAGTGTGTTACTTTTATACTACTTCCGCATTTGTTCATGTTACACATAATACACTAAAGGCGTCCTAATGTCAAGCCTAGGACGCCAATAGTTTAAAATGTTATTTTATATTGATAGTTCTAGCTTTCTTATGGTCTGGAACAATCTTCTCTAAAGATACTTTTAAAAGTCCGTCTTTTAATTCAGCACCTTTAACTTCGATATCATCAGCAATTGTAAAAGATTTAGTAAAACTTCTCTTAGCGATACCTTGATGAAGTACACCATCATTATCTTCTACTTCTTTTTCTTCTTTAGATTTTACTGATTCGATTTTAAGGATATTGTCCTCAAATCCTACTGTGATATCTTTCTTACCATATCCTGCTAACGCAACCTCAATATTATATGTTAAAGAACCTGTCTTTACAATATTGTATGGTGGATAGTTATTAGCCGTTAAGTGTGGTAGATGATTGGTCATGTTATCGAAATGGTCAAACATGTCATCAAACCCTACTGTAAAAGGTCTAAGTCCGGTAAAAATTGATTGAATTGCTTTGTGATTTGTCATATTAATCTCCTTTGTTTAAGCAAGTTATAATTTGATACCTCTTATGAGCGTATCATAGTTATTTATATAGTCATTATATTTCATATTTCAAGTGGTAGTTTTTTGCATATTAGAGGCTATAAAAAACTACCAAAATCGAGCCGCAGCTTAAGTTTGTTCAGAGTTAAAACCAGGCGCAAATGCCAAAACACTCATTTAGGTTAACGCTAGCGCTCCTAAATTCTGGTGGGCTGAGGTAGGTCTCACCCTCATTATACTAACTTGTCTTACCAAGCCTATCACCGTAGTGCTACGAAGACCAATGAGCCCGAATTAGGTGGTGGTTTTGTTCTCGGCAGACCACCAACTGCGGCTTGTAATTTTGCTTCTGCATGGGTCAAGCTACCCTCCACGCCCCAGGTCTTACGAGTTGCCTGGTACCACTATTTATTCATTATATAAGCACAGGCATGGAAATCTATCTCTCTTGTTCAAGTTTCTTCATTTTCTTCTTGTAATTTTTTATGCCTTCTTTTTTCTTTTCTCTTTTTATTTCAGACGGTTTCTGATAATATTGTCTAGCTCTCAACTCTTTAACAATACCCTCTTTCATAACCTTTTTCTTCAAAACTCTCATGGCTTTTTCAAGGTTACCACCTCTAACTTCTACAGTTATACTCAAATTAATTTACCTCCTCTCCTACTAGTTGTAAGAAAAAGGTGGAGGGCACTACCCCTCCACCAAGGACTTACACTATGATTGATAGATTTAGATGGCGCTATCGTCATCTGACTCACTATCATTGTCATCCATTTGTGAAGTTATATCCGCTTGTCTAGCTTCTTCGCTTATCTGCTCAGCAGTAGCGCCAGCGTCAACCTTTGTATATAATTCAATAAATGAATTCTTTGTGTCATCATCAAATCTGTTAGTACAGACTTCAACCGC